TTTCAAAACCAATCCCATCTATTGTTTGTTTAGTTTTTTCTGGATCCAATAGGCTAATTTCCTTATCAATATTACCGTGTTTTTTCTTTATAATATCATCACGGTATTCTTTCCCTTTTAAAATTGATGCATCAATAACTACCAAATCTGTGTTAAATTTCACAATTTCCCCACTTAACTCTGTAATTTTGGTTTCATAACCTTCATTATCAGATTTTAATGACTCTGACGAATATATGTTTGATATCTTTTGTTTTGAAAACTCAGAGTAAATTTCTTTGGCAACTTCCTCTTTTCTTTTTAAGAATTCAAGACCCATAAAACGAGACAACACCTGACCTCTTGCGGTTGGTTTTGATTCCAACAACTCCTCAAGATTTGATCCCGTTGTTAGGATTGTCATTAGAAAGTCTTCTTTTGTTCCTATGGACGTTTTAATGAACGCTTCCGTCTCCCTTCTTTGTTCACCAGTAAAGTTCTGTAAGCTACCGTCAGATAACTTCTTAAAGAAGTCCAATTCGGTTTTAACATTCCATTCGTTCTTCTTAGATAACTTTCTTTCAATGTTTCTAATAATAATATAATCCTCACCGTCAATTGTGATTTCACCTTTAACCGTTACTTTATCTTTATCCGTAAATCGATTAAATATTTCTTCCGCCTTTGTTGTTTTTGTGGTTTCATTAAAGAATAAGAACATTAGAAGGTCCACACTTAAAATTGTTTTACCACCAAAATTAGGTGGATCTGATTCAACCACCACAATACCACTCAATTTATCAAAATCTAATTTTTGGTTCTCACCATACGATAAGAAATTGGAGAATTCTATATTTCTAATATACCACTTCTTAAATTGAGCCTGATTACCTTCTTCTTCCAACATTTTATTATCAACCATTTTATTGATCGATAAAACATCATCTTGGTAGTTAGAATACCCTTTGGCATCAACAAACTTCTTCAGTAAGTCAAGTTGATAATTTGAATCAGATATGTTCACAGACACATCAATACTTTGTATCTCATCTGTTTCAACATTCTTTGACTTAGTTAAAACATTTACATTAGTGGTATTATACTTTTTTTGGAAGTAATGTTTCACACTTTTGATTTTATCTTGTGTAAAGTTTTCCGGTAAATCCTCCCATACGACCTGTATAGTTGGGTTTTCAAACTTGGAAAAATCTAAATCTTTTATCATTATATTGTAATTGAATAATTTTGGCGGATTAAACAAATCCATTTTATTTTTCTATCTCAGAAATTTGGTCTTCAATAGGTTCGTTATTGTTAGATTCAAAATCATCTATTGTAATTTGATTTATAGACATAAATTCAGGATTTTCTTCTTTAAATGAGACGTTACCTTCAAATTCTTTGTTAATTTTTTGAGATTCTTCTTCGTTTGGAGTAAATTTAAATGCGTGATCAATTGTTTTTTCTTCAACAACTTCAAAATTTAACTCTTGATCACCAATTTGTGCCTTAAGATTTTCTTCGTTTGCCATAGCATCAATTTGTTGTTTCATCAATAAATCAAAGGCTTTTTGCATTCCTGATTTTTGTTCTTTTACTTTTGCATTTCTTTTTGCAACCTTTGCTCTGTGTTTTTTTGCTTCTTTTCCCATTTTACTTTTATTAATTATTATTATTATTTGGTCTATTTTCTTCAAACCATTCTATTATACCATTTATCGCCCATACAGCACCTGCGGATGTAATACCATCAAAGAACCATGAATAACTTAAAGGTGTGTTAAATATATGATTTGTTGGCGAGAATATCAATAAGGATAAAACAAATCCACCCCATGTTGAAAAACATAATGGACAATTGATTAAACCTGATAGGAAATTACCTAAAAAATTAAAAGGCAATTGTTTATTATCTCCCCATCTTTTTAAAAAATCTCTTAATCCTTGAAAAATTGATCCGTAGACCATAATGTTCATTAATCCATAACTCATTATGAACCATACTAAAATTTGTGTTATCATACTCTTTTATTTAAATTTGATCCCCTCAGAAGGTATGCTTGATTTTGATTACCATTCAAAAGGTCTCGGTTTATTTTTTCTATCTCCCTTATTTGTTCGTTCTTTTGTTGTAGTTCACCTCTCAAGTTTTGGAGCGTTTCTTGGAGGAGTTTTATTTTATCATTTGTCACAGGGTCATCTAATTTTTGTCTAAGATCACCTAACTCTTTATCCTTTTTAGATATTTCATTTTGGAAATTATTTTCCATTTCTTCAGTTTTAGTGGAAAATATTTGTCTTTCTTCTTCCAAATCGGCAATTTTAGTGGAAAATATTTGTCTTTCTTCTTCCAACTCGGCAATTTTTCCGCCAAGTTCGTTTATTTGAATATCGTCAGTAGTATAAATTATTTTCTCAACCACTCTATCAACAGGAACCTCCTTAATTACCTCTTGTATAACCACTTTTTCAACAGGCACTTCTTTAATAACCTCAACTATTTTTTCAACCTCTCTAATAACTTCAACCGGTATTTCCACCCGTATTTCTCGGATTACCTCAATTTCCACTCGTTTTTCTTCAATCACACTTGGTTTTAAGTGTTTTTCACCTTCATTAAGTGTTTTTTCCAAAAGACCATACTTCTTTATGTTAAACCCTTCTTGAAAAACGTTTTTAATAAAACTATCAACATCATCAATATTATTGAGTTTACAAAAACTATCAATACTGTTGAGAATTTCTTTATTAAATATTTTTGAGTAATTCGGTTCCATTTTCAATATCTTCAAAAGATTTTATGGTGAACTTTAAAAACGGTTTTGGGTTGTGCACATCTACATAAGAATAATCTTTAGTTTCAACATTATAAATCCCATATCCGTGTCTTCCAATACTTTCACCAATGTTATTTTGGATTGTGGATCCAATCATATACCCTTTACCTCCCTTAATTTGAAATTCAGCACGTTTATGAATATCACCACATAATACCGTTTCCAAACCATCAAACTTTTCAATCTCGTAAGCTTCTTCACCAAACTCAAAACCAAGATCTGTTTTTAACCCTGAAATAGGTCCGTGAAATAATCCAATACGTCTACCATTTGCTTCAGTGATTTCTGGTGGTATATTTCCCTGATATTGTGAATACACACACCAACTAACATTATCATCCTCATACACACCCCTGTCTCTATAATATACAATGTTTGGGTTATTCAAAGAATTAATAATTGGTGTAAGTGCGTCCAATCTTTCAGTGTTGTTTACCAAAAAGTCGTGGTTACCAGGTATAATTATTGTTTTAGCAATGTTAGAACATTCAGTTAAAATCCAAGCAACGAACTCAATAAGTTCAGGTGTCATTTGGTTTTTAGAATGAACTAAATCACCCGTAAAAATTATACGGTCAGGAGACAATTCTTTCCATTGCTCAATCGCCGTTTCTAATATTGAACGGTATAAATCGTGATCCTTATATAATCTGATATGTAAATCAGAAAAGTGAACTAAAGTTTTAATCATTTTAATCCACAATAAAGTTTATTTAAGTCAAATAATATAAGACATTTGTCATTATATTGAAAATCTCCTTCAAAACAATTTTCATTAATTAGATAAATTGGTTTAAATAAAAATGGTTTTAACATTAAATTTATTGGTCTCCAATCACCATTTTTTATGTCTACATTATATTCCCATTTTGTAAAAGAAGTTGTTAACAAATATTTACTGCCACTACGAATTATGTTTTTTATTGTTTTTTCAATATTTTCATAATCAAAATGACCTAAAATGTCTCTAGCAAAAATTAAGTCTACTTCGGGTAGATCGTCTTCAGTTATATCTAAAACTTTAAATTCATAATCTTTAAAATTATTTTTGTTGTCCTCAATCATATTTTCCACAATATCAGCACCAATATAATGGACCTCTTTTAAGTCAACATTATTCATCCAATTAAAATCCCCACATGGTATATCCAAAACACTTTTAATGTTGAATTTTTTAAATACTTCTGGTAGTTCTTTTCGTATTGTTTCAGTGCTAAGCAATTCAGAACCAAGTCCTGACCTACTTTCGGAACTAGTCCAAGAATTACTTTCGTATATTTCAGTAAATACTTTTTTTAAATTAGTCATTTTTATTATTTTATTGTTTTATTGTTTTAACTGCTCTAGCATTAATATGACCTTCTTTTAAGGTTATTGCTATAAGTTTGTGTGTAAACACTTGCATCCAAACATAATCAGAACTATACTCTGTAGAACTCCAATAATTAGTATTAACAAAATTACCGATAAGGTCCTTATTTTCATACATTTTTTCTAATTCGTCTTTAGTTGGTAATCTCCAACCTTTACCTAATTCTTTACACTCTCTTTTAGCGTTATACCATGTCACCTCTGTCGGTAAATCATATTGAGCAATTTCTATACTATCAAGCTTATATGTCGCTCCTATTATCTGAGATACAGATGTGAATGTAATAAAAAACAAAAAGATGTTTAATATTATACTTGATTTCATAATTACATTACTATTTTTGGTGGATATCCCAAATCGTCATCTTCTGAAAATGGGTTTATTGTAATTGGGTTTATTGGAATTGGTATTCTCTCAAATGGTGTGATTTTAATTGATTCATGTTTTTCCTCCTTAACATGGCTCATCTTTTCAACAATTGGTGATATATCAATCTGTTTATTTTCAAGTTTACCATAAAGATAACCCTCTAACCAAATATAAAATTCTTTGTATGTTAACATGATTCTCTATTATAAAGATTGGCCAAGATAAGTCTAGCAAACTTAAAATCTTTAACCCTGTTTAATTTTAAATCATACGCCAATGCCACAATTTTAAGATGTGGATAAGCTTCACTAATTGTCATGTCCCCTAATCTCATCAGTCAATAAATAATTCAAAGTCTTTATTCACATAACCACACTCATTACACATATATGTAGGAAATGGCACAATTGTGTCTTCATGACTTCCTGTTAATAATTTAGGAACTTTCTTTAACATTGTTACTTCTTTGAAGTATTTTGATTCACATTTTTCACACTTGATCGTTTTTTGTTCTTTCAAGTTAATTTTTGGTCTTATGATGTCGTCGCTCATTTTATAATATAATTTACATTTATTTTAATTGTTGTGGTGTCCCAACTTGTGTTGGTATACCAAATTGGTGTAGTTGTAGTTCCCATACTCAATAATAGTTTATTTTTTAAGTTTAGTCAAATGTTGTTTTATATCCATTTCAAGAATTTTATTTATAGTTTTTTTAGAAACTCGATGTTCGTGATACTCTCTTTCTTCTGTTATTAACACAATAATACAACCTAAAAGTTGTATGTCTTCATATTTTGATCCTTCCAACATTTTCAAAATTAGTTTACCATAAAAGGGTAATTGAGTGTTATAGTGACCCAATGCGTTGTCAGGTAAATCTTCAAAAGGTTTTTTCATTTTTTTTGTATAACGAGTAACCTCAAAGTTTTTTGGCTTATTTGATTTCCAGTCTGTTATCAAAATACCGACCTTTCCGTTTGTTCCAATAACCAACCATACCTTATCGGGTTGACCGGTATATCCAAGTTCAGGGTGCCCTAAAACAATCTCAGTATCAATCAACACGCACCCTCTTTCTTTGATTAATTCAATATATCTTTTACCAGCAATTATCATAGTATCACTTTTGATGATTTGTTCGGCATCACAATCAAATATTGGTTGACGAACCACTTTATCAATCCCAAACTCTTTAAGAGTGTGTTCCTCTAAAAAGAAGTGACAACGAGACCCCAAGTTAGCTGATTTTCTTCCTAACTCCGCCCATTCATTGACTAATCTTTCTGCCTCATCGGGATCTCCACCAGCCTTATTAAATGCCGCCTGTTCAGTTGGAAACTCGTCGTAAAAAAGTTTCATGACTTTAGATACAGAAGGAAAATCACTTCTTAAATCACCTTTATCGTCCAACATGGTATATTTATGACTTTCCTCCTCAAAGGTAAGTTGGAATTCTTTTTGTCTTTCAGAGATGATGTCTCTTATTTCTTGTGCAATTTTTTTTAAATCCATTATTTTATTATATGATAATATTCATCTTTTATTTCACCTCTTAGGTCGGCGATATCCTTGTTGTCAGGTAGTTTAACCAATTTTATTCTACCCCATAATTCACCACCATTTAACTCGTGGTAAAGTTTAACCGCATTTTGCCATGCATCGGCATCCAAACAAATAATAACATTACTTTTGGCATTCATATATATTGTTTCAAATAAAAGTTCGGACATGTGTTTACCCAACAAAGGGATTACATTATCTAAAAATAACCCATCAAAAGCACCCTCAACCAAAAATATATCTTTGTTCCAGTCAATAAGATTTTCCCAAAATATAATTTTATCTTTTTCTGCTTCAGGGTTCTTATATTTCGCCCTTGACATTGGATCCCAACTTCTTGCAATATAGTAATTAAGTTCTCCTTTTTTATTATACGATGGAATTACAATACGACCAGCGTGGTCTCCGTTATCACAAAAACCAATACCATACCTTTCAATCATATCATCTGTGATACCACGACTATTTAGATAATTCATTGCTTGTCTTCTAATTGGATAAACCTTACTTGAATCTTTAAATTGTGTAAATCTGTCCGGTAGTTTTAATGTTTTTTTCTTTCTCTCTCGTTTTATTATGGTTTCAGGTTTTAATACCTGATATAATTTCTTTTGTTTCTTATTACCAAATTTATCAAATAACTTACCCAAAGACCCGTGAGTTCCCTCATAGTCACCACAACTCCAACAATGAAAGAGTGACTTTTCTATATTAACCTCTAAATTACCTTTATTCCCACCTTCATCACACACTGGACAATTCCAAGACACCTGTGAAGTATTTTCATAAACTTTTTTTGGTTCACCCAAAAATTCACTAATAATTTCAACAATAGTATCAAACTCGTCCATCTCTTATAATATAATCATAAAGTTTCAATACATCAACTACACAAAGTTTTAGTTTCTTTTATATTTATTACTGATATGCCAACACAAATAACATTAAACGGACTCTCAGGGGCAAGCCCATTTGACGTATATACTTGCGATACAGGTTTTACCACTTGTATTTATATTGCAACCATTAATAGTGGTGATATTCCTTATGTTTTTGACCTACCTTCAGTTTTTTATGGTATGGCCTCCTTTGAGGTGAAAGTTGTGGATGATAATGATTGTGTGGTAACAGAAACTTTTAGTTAGTATGGCTTGTAATAATTTAGGTGATTTTTCAATTGGAACTGATTTTGTTAATCTGTGTTTTTCGGCACTAACAACTACCTTATATGGTAATGATTTGTTATCAGGAACGGTAATTTATACAGATGTTGCTTGTACTACAGGAACTGAGTTGGTATCCGCAACTTTTTCAGATGGTTTAACCAAATATGGGACTGATTTAACTGGTAAGATTGAATTTATAGAAGCATGTGATTGCACCCAATTTTATTGTATTCAAAACGATAATATCTATAACGATACTTACCAATATGCCGGAACTTATGATGTAAATTCTTATTTCACAGGACAAACCACAGGGTTTGTTATTTACTATTCGTCAGGTGAAACAAGGTGGTGTTTATCCCAAACTCTTAGTAACCCTTGTGATCAATTTGGTCCTTATGGTAGCTCTTCTGTATGTCCCGATTTTGACGACACTGTTATGTATGGTGGTATATGCATAACAACAACCACAACAACATCGCCTTGTGAAAATTTTGATTTTGACGCTATATTTGATTGTTACATACCTTCAACACCTAGTGCTACTCCAACAAATACTCCAACACCAACTCCAACACCAACTCCAACGGTATCTAATATTTGTGGTGGACTATCAATGAATGTTTCTGTGATAAATATATCACCGTCACAAACACCAACTCTATCACCAACCCCAACACCAACACCAATGTTATCATATAGTTGTAATTTTTCAGGAGAAGTAATATTTAACTCCATTAATGAAATAATACAATGTGCTAACAGTAAAAAATTCAAAGATTGTTTCACAGGTATTGACTATTACACTTCGGATCTTGTTTTAGTTTCAGGAACCACACAAGCAAAAGAAGGATATGTTTATAACGCAACTATAAATGGTCAAGGTTATTGTGTTATTTACGATGGTCTATTTGAAAATATTAGTGGTGTTGACTCAATTGTCCTTATAACTGAAATTGGTTCTAGTGTTAGTGGAGCTTGTTTAGATTGTATACCTAATCTAACTCCAACACCAACAACGACTCCAACTATGACACCAACACCAACTCCAAGTGCGACCCCGTGTGTGTTATATAAATATACCGCAAGTAATAATAGCCCATCTAAAGTAAGTATTAGATACACAGATTGTAATGGTGAGTCGTCGCAATCAATTTCACCATACTCATCTATACCAGTATGTTCAACAACAACACCAACATCGAACAATCCTCAGAATGTTACAATTATTCAATCACCGTTTGTGTGTTAAAAACAAGAAATTTAACGATTAATTTATACCCAAATTTCTTTTAATCTCATAAGACCCAATACGCATGTATAGGCATCTGTTTGATCAAAATTTTCTTTTCTTAGAGTATTATTTTTTGTGTATAACCATTTTATTTGTGGCTCAAGTTTAGCAACTTTTTCCCAGATTATCATTTTTTTATCAATATTTTTTGGTAATCCTCCAAATAAAACAAATTTATTTTTATCATTTTCTTTAATAAGATCAGGAAACGCATACTTTCTTGAATTATACGTAGATATGAATTCTGGCACTATACCTAAAATATTATATATTTCTTTAAAAACAAAACTATTGAATCTTAATAGGGTTTGAACCGTATAAACATTATTTGAATTTAAAAGGGGTTCTTCTATTACGATTCTAACAATTCCAAGATTTTTATATTCTTTTAATTTTTCGGCAAAAATTTCAGATTTTACCAATAATTCTTTTAATTTGTCTTTGTCATTATCTAACTTAGGTCTTGGAGATATGTGAGTAAGTTCTAAAAGTTCTTTAGTTTGGATGTCAAATAAAGCCCAACCAATTGTTTTTGTTGAGATGTCTAATCCCAATACTTTGGGTGAGTTTTTTAAATTTTTATTCATAAATTTAATGGTATTTAAATATTATAAGACATTATAAAAAAAAATGTAGTTTATCTTACAAATCAAGTTTTACGACATATTGTTGTATTCCTTGTCTAAGAACCGGTGACTGTAATTTTGACATAACCAAAATATCTTTATTTTCGTCTAATAACGCAATTTCAGAAACATAAGATTTAGTTCCAAAAGTCCATGTTGGGTTTTGAGAAACCAAAAACTCGGTTGAACTTAGATTTATTTTATATTTCATTTCATAAATTGTTGCTTGAATATCAGTTTCTAAACTACCGTAAAAATAATACTCATCACCAAAATTTAACTTTGGAGTTGTGGTATTTAAAGGAACTAAGTCAACATAATTATTTAAATTATAAAATGGGGCTGACGAATAATTTTCTGAAGTAATAACAAAAGTTGTTGCCGTTAACGATTCTTGTGTCACATATCCATTGACAAACATACCACTTATTTGATCTGTAAAATCTATAAGTTTCCATTGTGTTGGGTTAGGTCTCACACCATTTAACGTCTTTTGTGCCAACACTTCAAATTGTGTGGCGTAAAAACCTGTTGGAACAATACAAGTTGGACAATGTGTTGTTGTTGTTGTAACAGGATTATTAGTTGTCGTTGTTGTTAACGGACTATAGTTTGTTGTAGTTGTTGTAACAGGACTATTAGTTGTAGTTGTCGTTAACGGACTATATGTTGTTGTAGTTGTTGTTGGAGAGTATCCTGGTTGAACCAAACAATAAAATTCTCCACCAAATCTAACCGCAACATTTTGTGGTGTGTCCGGTGTGCAAACATTTTCGGTTCCAACTAAACTACTGTAATAATTACAATGTAGTGAATTTGTAAAATCATAATTATTTGATAACCTATATGTTATCCAAAGTGTTTCTGAACCACCAGTTAAAACCCCGGTTGTATTTGAGGTTCCACAAGTGTTTGGTGTAATTAAAGAAATTTGTGGTGCCGGTAATGTCCAATTCCTATTTGATTTATATGAAAGAGCCGCAACAACTTCTTCATCATCAATAACTATCATTTGTGAATCAGGATATACTTTTCCAATTCTACTTGGTAAACCATTTGATTGTGCAAATGTATCCCACAAGTTAAAGTATCTCAAACCAGGTTGATTCATGTTTGACGATACATTCGATTTAGTATATTGGACTTGGAATAGATTTTTACCATCAAAATTAGGTGGATCAACATAGAATGTTTGACCAAAACAACATTCGGTGTTTTTATGCCACATTAAAGTTGGCATATATAATTTAAAATTTCTTGCTTGTCCTTGTGTGTTTTCAGGATTTTGACTATCGTAAGGTTGCATTGCGAATTTTTCACCATAAAAGAAATCAATTGTTTGATTAGTGTAGTGAATAATGGCAATTGCTTTTTGTTCTTTTGGTGTAACAACTTTTTTATCTCCAAAAGAATTATAATAATAAACATCATCTGTTGATGTTTGAGCACTTGTAGTATATCCTAAATATTCTTTTTGTCCAATATAAGCAATTGACCCAAATTTTGTGTAATCGTCATAAATTGTTGAAATAAGTCCGGCCGGATTTTCAGTCCAAGGAATATTCATGTTCCAAATTTTAACATCAAATTGATCTGTATCACAAACTGATTCAAAATCAATAACACTTTTACTCCAATGAGGTTCAGGGGTAAAACTATCATAAAGTGGTGTCATTTTTGGAGGATAAATTAATGCCCTTGCAATACACTCAACTGAAAAATTTGTATAATCAGGTGTTGATCTATCTAATGTAAGTTTATCTTGACAAACATTTATGATTCTATATGTAAGTGTTGGGTAACAACTAAACATCATTTTTTCACAACTTGGGGGTTCCGGTAAAGGACAAGCCGCACTTGGTGATGGGGTTAAACAAGGGGTTCTTGTTGGTGATGGTGTTGGCGTTGGTGACGCACACGGATCAGAATTAGTATTTGATGCGGTGGGGGTATTAGTTTGTGTTGGTGTTGTTCCTATTGTTGCCGTTGGTGTTGGTGTCGGTGTAGGCGTTGGGAATCCAACACAATTACAATCATTTTTTGCCAATCCATCATAATATATTGTAATAAAATCTCCAATTTGTGGTGTTGTATTATTTAATGAATTACAATCAATTCTATAGACATTAATTTCGTTAGAACCACTTAAAGAATACATATCCACAACATAGTTTGGTGTTGATACGTATTGATTATTCGTTAAAGCTTTCCAATTTACGGTAGTAGCACTTGTATTTCCTGTAAAAAACCCTCTCATGGCCGCTCGGTTAAAAACCGATTCTACTTGTGAATCCATAAATGGTATACCATATATGTTTGTTTGTTCTTGATCCACCAAATAAGGATATTTAAGATATTGTCTATTTGATTCCGGTACCCCTGAGTTGTTTTGTGAATTAAATTGTGGCTCTAAAATTACCGTATCAGATTGATTGTAGGTTTGTGGTAATGTGTTGTATGAAATTTCACTATCCCCTATTGCAAAATAAGAAATATTAAAATTACCCTCCGACAATTTTTGTCTACCAGTATCGGTAACTCGTGTGTTAACTAAACCTGAAGTATTTTTAATTATGTATGCCATTTAATAATAAATATTATAAATTGTTTTTTATGTTTAAAAACTTGGTGGTTTTGGTGTCACTGGGTTTATTAATATTAACTCACAACACGAACATCCATTTACGATTGGTTTATCCATATTTATGGTATAATATGCAATTGCGTCTTCGCAATTACCACTTGGTTGATTAATAATAAAATTAGTTGTTGATCCTGTAACAGTTTGATTACTAACTAAGGTTATAGATCTTTCGTATGTTCTTTGATATTGTATTATATTTATAGCTCCGTCGGCGGTACAAGGACCTGTAAGTGGGATTGTGTTTGTTGTTATACTAATGAAATTCATAGTGTACGACCCATCAATTGTTGTTGTGTTATTATAACTTGGACTAGGGTTTAACGATATTGGGTAATACGATAAAGTTGAAATCATTACTAAATTAACAGTAAAAGTAACCCCTCCTGGTAAGGTTGGTGCTGTAATAGAAAATGTGTTGTTTACGTAATTAACATTCAATGTTAATGTGTATGTTGTTGGGGGAGTATTGGTAATTGTTACGTTTCCAAAAGTCCCAACTATACTGTTAGAATCTTTGGCGGTTACCGAATATATTCCTGGTAAAAGATTATTAAACATAGGAGATGGTTGATAAGATAAACCTCCGTCAACAGAAAATGTGTATGGAGGTGTTCCACCAGCGGCAGTAACCGATATACTTCCAAAACCACCACAAACAGCATCATTATCACTAGCTCCAACACTTACTAAATATGATGAACCACAACTACCTTCTCTAACTGTAATAGATACAACACTAGGAGGTCCTAAAATCTGCCAATTACTTAAAGGAGGATATGATGGGTCATTATTTATAAAAATTGTTGTTGGGGAATATCCAGTTAATGTCCATTGTGATGGTGTTGATCCTGTATTCCAATATAAAAGGTATTGACTAGTTGATGAAGTCCAACTTTCTTCCCCATTTATTATTAATCCAGGTTGTAAATCTATCTGAACCACAGAAATTGCTGGTATTTCTAAACTATAATCAATAACCTCTAAACTAACACATAAATCGTAACTACTTTTTGGAATAACAGGTATTTGACATGGTCCAATATATGACTCTTGAATTAAAATTTCGGTGTCTGCCGCAATAACCCAACTACCAGTAGTTCCTGTAGGGTAAAATTCGTCATAATCTAATATATTATAAGGAGATGTTTGACATTCTATAGTTTGACAAAAATACCATTCTTGAGTTGCTTCATTCCAAAAAACATAACCTAATTCTTGTAGACCATATTGTAAAAAATAATGTGGTCTTCCATTTTTAAGTCCAATACTTGGACTATTAATATAAACCAATTGATCTTTTACTATTCCTGACACCACAAAACACATTGCAGATAATATTTGTGTTTCTGCCGTTAACACACAAATTGTGTTAGAACTAAAATCACCATAATAATCAACAACAGTTGCTGAATATTGACCAACACCAATATTAGCCAATGCTGGGGCAAAACTACCTATCTCCCAAAATACCGTATAAGGTGGTGTTCCTCCGGTAATTGATAATGCGGCCGCTCCGTCAAATGTTCTATCGTTAGTTGGATTTTGAACAATACAATCAACACCCATAGGAAATATTGTAATTACGTCACATTCATTTGGTGGTTTTACAGTTGGGATTGTTGGTGGACATTGTCCGTTTTCACATATGTCGGTTAACTTAATCGGTATTTGAGTTATTGTATCAAATTTAGGGTAAGTTTTACTACAAATATTATATGTTAAACCTTCTTGAATAGTATCTATAGTTATTTGGTCATCACAATTAACATAAGTGACATTTGTTGTTTCTGTGGCAGATCTTATAAAATAACAATAACATAGACAATTACAATCACCAGAAACTATAGTAATGTCATAGGTTGGGTCACAATCTATTTTACCTAAACTTAAAACATAAAAACAAGTATCTGCGGTTATAGATAGGTCTAATATTTCTATATTAACGTATGATGAGGTATTCGCGCTCAATCCACTAAAGTTAGAAATTATTGGTTCGTAACTCCCATCACATGAATATAATATATAACAATCTTCAACCATTACTTAATAAATAATCAAATGTTGTATTTTTTAATAAATGATTTCATATTATCAATATATTTTATAGTCGCACTATTTGAATCTATGTAGTCAAAATAGTTTGGATTTTCTTTTAATTTCATTATTGGGTCTAAATTAATGTAATCACCTTTGTAAAATTTTGTTGTTTTTAAGTCGTTAGTAACTCCTGCCATATGTAAGATAGGTCGTTTTTCATATATCTCAATACTATCAGTTGCCCAAGAAAAATCTAACTCTTTTGTTATTTCTGTTTTATGTCCATGTAACCAAAGATTCCAAAGTAAACTCCACATTTCTGCAGTCCAAAATTGAATCTCTCCTGGTGAAATTGGAAACCTTTTTTGATAATCTAACATTTGATCATATAATATAGTTGAATCTCGATATATTTTATCCCACAAATCAGAATCAGTATTTTTAATTAAGTATTGCCCACCACCCGCATTTTCTCTATTTTCTTTAACAATTTCCTTATTTAGTCCAACAACGTCAACCATCTCTTGTAAAAGTTGTTCTTTTTTAGAATTATGGTGTTGTTTTTCATATCTCTTACAACAATCAATAATATAATCATAACCAATATACCCAACTGTGTCAGATAAATATATCTTATCGTCATTAACCATTTTTTCAAAATCAGGCAAATTATTAAACATAATATCAGCATCGTGAAGGAAAAATAATTTTCCGTAATCAAGATTTGTTTTTAACCAACACGAAATAAGAAATGGTTTTATAGATGGTATATAATGTTTTTTTCTTCTAAAATCAGAGAAATGATGAACATTAATACCAAACTCTTTTAATTTTAAAGATTCTTCAGATGGTTTTGTATTACCAAGAACTAATCCTAAAACAACATGTATTTGATTTGGGTCAATCCCCTTTTCAATAAAATTATTCACATATAGTTTTATTTGCCAAATAAAGTATGGTACATCAGGTTGTGCTGTTACAAATAATATATTTTTCATTAGTGAAATAATAATAGTTATTTTTAATAAGTGAATTCAAATTAAGGGGGACAAGGACCTGAATCTGAAAATGTCCCACTACCTGATATTAGTGTTGGTGTGGGTAAAAGGTATCCACAACGATATTCGGAACTAGCAATACCAACCAAAAGAATTTGTAAGAACCCATCACAATCTGTATAATCAAAAGTAGCTCCTGCTGGACCGCCATCAAATAACCAATAAGTATCACAAGGTATTGGTGTTGGTGTAGGCGTTTCTGTGGGTGTAGGTGTCGGCGTTTCTGTAGGTGTAAGTGTGGGTGTTAGGCTTGGCGTTAATGTTGGTGTGGGAGTTTCTGTAGGAGTATAAGTTGGTGTAGGCGTATAAGTTGGTGTAGGTGTGGTCGTTACCGTATTTGTAGGTGTAAGAGTAGGTGTTGGTGTGGGAGTTGGTGTTTCGGTTGGGCTTAATCCTGGTGTAACTGTATTGGTTGGTGTAACAGTAGGTGTTTCCGTTACCGTTTGTGTTGGGGTTATAGTAGGTGTAGGGGTTTCTGTTGGTGTAGGAGTTGGTGATGGGGTTGGTGGTGGGGTTGGTGGAGCACAATATATTTCTTCAAATCTTTCACACCCAATTGAGTCTATTATTAATAAACCAACAGCTGGTGCGGTGTTAAATTGTGGTGGTAGTGTTATAGTAATCGGCGGAATTATTGCCGAACCAACATAGACACATTGATTACCATAAACATTACAACAATATGCACTAAATGGTGGGGTTAGTCCAAAAATACTTGTTATTGTTATTTGATTTGGCATTTTAAATACAACTTACACAAGATATGTTATAATCAATAACCAATTTTACAATTACTTCATTATCTTGCAACGGATTTATTGGAACTATTTCACATCCCTTTGGTATGTCTTCACAAGTTGTATTTATTGTAATCCTATTTGAGGGTATGTCTACGGTTGTTCCCGATATACCTAAAAATGAATCTAAAGTATTAACAATTGTTTCTGCCCAAATTTGATCGTTAGGGTAGTCGGTAGCTCCTGAGGAAGTGTAAAACTCTGTTTGAGCAGATTGAGAACTTATTTGGGCGTATATTGAAAAAGTCGCTTCGTTTATTATGCAATTTGTATCCCCACTTGTAAGATCTGAAAAACCTTCTAAATACATGGATCTAATTCCTCGTTTTGTAATATCCCCACTATTTCTAAATTCGTTACTACAAACATTATAATATCTATAATTTGAATATTTTTTTGTTCCGGTAAGAGTTTTATATTTTGTTAAAGTACAACCACTGGTGTCAATAACCGTACAACTATAAGTTCCTGCGGTAAGCCCTGACACAGTGCTTCCCGTTTGTGATGATGTTGTTCCACCGCTCCATATATAAGTGAATGGTGGGGTTCCATTTGTAATTAGAACAGTTATTGATCCGTCATTACCAATCGTGGGTTGTGTTGCAAATAAACTAAAAAACATTGATTGACTATTTCCAATAAAAATTGCAATAGTTTGAACACATGATGGTATTCCTGAGTCTTGAACTGTTAATACGTAATTACCATATTTTAACCCTGTAAAAGTGCTGACTGGTGTTGTGATTGATATTGGAGCATAACTAGGTCCGACTAATGTAAATAAGTATGGTAATGTGCCTCCAGTTGATACTTTTACATCTAATATGCCGTTATTTTGACCACAAGTTGTTCCTGTTGTAGCCGTGCTTAAAGTATATAGGTTTGTAGAACTTATTGTTGTTGTTGCCGTGTATGAGCACGCAATTGAAGATACGGTTACTAAGTATGTTCCATTCGCTAAACCGTAAAAATATTGGTTTGAATTGTTTAAAGTTCCCGTTTGTTGAATTCCTGATGTTCCTGAAATTGATATTTGTAAATTTGTTGCGGTGCTTAATCCATTATCAACCAACACTTGGATTATTCCATCATTTACAGAACAATTAGAATTTGTGGTATTAATTGCAACATTGGTAAATGAATTTGGGGTTAATAAACTAACACTATCATATGTGGTACAAAGGCCAGCATCAGTAACTAAAAATGAATATGATCCTGAAGTTAGTCCTGTGAAATTAACCGATGATCCAAATGTGATTTCCACTTGGCCTGTAGAAGCACTAAAGAAATAGGGTGGAGTTCCATTTATAACAATAAACTCAACTTCCCCATCGTTTTGAAAACAAGTTGGTTGATTTATAACAATAAATCCACCCGAAGATACTGGTGTTACAGTATTAACAGTAAATGACACACTGTTAGAACAACCATTAGGTTCCGTTACCGTTGCAATATAAGTGCCGGCAGTTAATCCAGTTACAGTGGCTCCGGTTTGAGTTAAAAGGCCGCTTGGACTCCAAGTTATTGTATATGCCGATACAGGTAAAGTTAAACCTGTTAAAAATATTTTACCACTTCCCGTTCCCAAACAAGATGCGTCATTAACAACATACCCACTAAAGGTAAATGGATTAGACGGATTAATTATTACAGAAGCGCTTTCTCCATCACAACCACCACCATCGTTTGCAGAAACATAATAAGTTCCGGCAGATAACGATGTAAATGTATAATCTGTTGATACCGATGTTCCTGAATTTATATAATTATCATCTCCGTCATATAAAATAAAGGTTGAAAATCCATAAACACCAGAAGTAAATCCTGTAACCTCTCCGTTATCTAATCCACATGTTGTATTTGAAGAATCTATACTTACGGTAGTTCCTGTTGATATATAAACCGATTTGATCTCAAACGCCGAACTACCATCCGTTATTTGTAAAAAATAAGTTCCACCTGAAATATTCTCGTATGAGTATATGTATGGTGCGGTTAATGCTGATGTTGGTAAAGGACAAGACGGTGAAATACAATTAACCGCAAATGGAGGTGTATCTCCACTTACTTGTAAATAAACTGCGCCAACATTTAGATTTTCACAATCTCCTGTTACATTATATTGTAGAATTGATATACTCATTATCCGTTACAGAATATTTCAAAGTTTATTCCAACATTCAATTCGAAGTCGTCAAAATTAGGTATGCAATTATTATTAAAGACGATTAATTCTTCTGTGTCTTCATCAATATTATAACTATAACCTAAAGTTAGTAAATTAATAAAAGAGTCTTTAACCGCAGTAACCCATTGTTGTGGTGTTGGAAAACTTCCTGTTCCAATTCCATTAAAAAACTCATAATATGAAATTACAACACCATTAATTCTAATATCAACATACCAAGTGCTTGTTGTTGTGTTTAATTGACAACTATTTGGGTCCACATTTTGAGATATAAAAAAGTCTTGTAATGTTTGAGTTAAAACAACGGCAAATGATGTAATGTTAGGATTACTATTCCAAGGATATAAACCACAAACAACTTCTTGGACCGGACAATCTAATACGTAAAGTTGTGTTGTAAGACTACAAGGTTTACATGGTATTGGTAAGAATTTACATCCTTCTTGTCTTCTCCATACAAACTTTTGTCTGTGAAATATTGAATTTTCCAATCTAACACCTGTATTCCAAATTGTAGTTGCTGGTACCATTTGTTCTACCAATCTAATCCAATAATCACCCATACCGTTTACAAAATCAATCATTGTTTTGTATGTAAAATTATTGTTTGGTATACCTGCCTGAGTTAAAGATTCCAAATACTTCCAATATATTGATTGGAGTGTTGGGTATCCACCAGTTTTACCATCGGTGATAAATTGCCTATTTCTTGTGTTAATCATGTTCCTCCAAAAAGTTTGAGCAAACTCAAAAAAAGTTTTTTGTTTTGGTTTTGGAACTATTCTTGTCCAATCTACCCCACCCGCCTTTGGATATTGGTTTGGTGGTGTGTAACATGGTGAAGGTGGTGTGTAAAATAATCCTTGTTCGGGTATTGGGTAGTTATATTCTCTTGACATTGACCAAACATCATATGATAAACCTTGACCAGGGTTAATCATAATATCCACATTTTTAACATTTAAAGTTAAACATTCCTCCCCAACGAAATAATAAGATGTAAACCCACCATCTGAAGAAGTTCTAAGGGTTGTGTTTGTATCAATCCAACTTTTTTTATTATCAATAACATTTCTTAGTTTAAACCCTAAATCCATATATGGAAAATACCGATACCTATACAAGTATTCTTGCCCATAATTAAAAGGCAATAGTTGTGTTTGAAAATTTGGGTTGTCTCCAACAAACACCTCATTTGTTGGTATCGCAAATTCTGGCATTCTATGGTCAGGAGTTGATTGATACCAACCACCACCAATTTGGAAAAAATAATCGTCAGAGGTTAGTGGCATTTTAGGACACCCAAAATTATCTAACGGATAATCATCTCTTGTGGTTAAGACATTGGCATTAGTTGTTGTGGTTGTAAATCCAGTATATTGTATTCCATGTATTGAAAATACATTGGTTGTTTCTAAGACCGGAAATTCTTGTGTATAATTCCCTAAACTTATTTGGGCGTATTGTTGATCAAACTCCGACATATTAATTCTTGTATCGGCAACATATATGTATTCATTAAAGTCTATTAGAGCTTCGGGAGCTCCAACCATTCTTAACAAACACTCAATTGATTTTCTAGTTCCTTTAGACTTAAAAAGATATGCAGAATTAATAATTAAATTTCTATAAAATTGATAATTAATTTCTTCGGGTGTTGGCCCTATTTGTAATCCTGAAAACTTATTTGGTTGTGTTGTAAACACAGCTTGTAATAGTTCGTCCTGAGATATTGGCGAAAAATTAGTAACCCAACCTAAAGTTTGTGCTAAATTTTTTAAAAGTTGTGATGGTATATCATTTTTAATTGTGTAATTAACACTATTAATATTACCTAATGTTGTTATAAAACTTCTTGTTTCGTCAAAACTTCTACCATATATTTGTAATAGTTTTTCAAATTTTTGATCTGGAGTGTCAAATTCTTTTAACGCCCCTGTTGTCATAAACCTAGATATTAAATTAGTATTATATTGATCTAAATTTAATGAAAAAGCATTAATTTTTTCTAAATAATTGTCAAATGATCCCGATATTATGTCTAAGTTCCATAATCCAGCTCTTGGCCACATAACACTTTCTTTTATAATGAGATAACTACCATCATCTTGTTCGGTAGGCACAAAAAACTGAGCTGTATATGGTGGGCTTATATTTCTATTTAATAAAAAATTCTCTACCGAATCAAAATTTAAATTAAAAACTTTATTTATTTCATAGTCATTAGGTCTTACTACCAAATAATCTGATGTTGAGGTATAACCATTGAATGGATTTCCATCAACTATTATTTTTAATGTGGTTGAGTTGCTTGTTGTTGGATATAAATAATTTAAAGGGTATTGGGTTCCGTTTACATAAAGAACATACTTTTTATATTCCAACTTCATATTTCTCAAAGGTGAAACTGGCATCTCATAAAACATCATGTTTGTTTCTGCGTTTTGAGAATAATCAATTTCAAAAGGATTTTGAATTGATGTTAAATATATCTCTAAGGTTGTGTCGTTAGATTGTTGATCGTATGATATGTTTATTGCGGTTTCTTGTTTAACAAATTTTGGGGTAACAGGATTAACCTCAAGACCACCAGGATAATAGTTAATAATTTTTGTTACTGAAACAGAAAGTCTTTTAACTAAAGATCCGTATTGGGTAAAGTTAGTAACCTGCGATAAATCATAATTAGGATATACTCTATAATTTGTTGATAATATATCTGCCGCCTCTACTTGGTTTTGGATATTCATCGACTCTAAATTTATTGGATCAGAAAAAGTTCCAATAGTAAAAGTTCTATTTTGTTTTTCACTAATTCCGGTTGTAAAATTAAAATTAGCCTGTGTTAATCCTCCTCCAGTAACTAACTGAACTCCAACCAAATTGTTTGAGAATTGGTTGGCCGCACTACTTTGTGGTGGACAATATATATTATTAGATGCCATTAAGCGGTTATATTATTAAATGCCTTAGAAAAATCTATATTTTCTCCACGATTTTGTCTTACTTCATAAAGAAGACTATTAAATTGGTCTTTAATCTCATACAAATTGTATTGTTTATAAATATTATTATCAGAATCGTAAATAGTGTAAATACCATCCTCAATAGATTTGGTTTGATTACCATAAAGAGCAATTGCTAAGGTAGATATGTCTTGATCAACAATTTCAATTTCAGTTGTAATAGGGTTAAAGTAAGTATTTGTTAATATAATACTTTGGTTAGGTTGTCCAATAAATGGGGTTGCGCTTGGCTTATTTGTTGGTGATGATGATGGCGATAAAGTGCAAAACAATAAATTGGTAGAACCCTCAACATATCTATATCTTATTGATTTTTGTATTGTATTTGTAAGATTTTGGACAACAGGTTCACAATAAAAAGATGAGGTAACTATTCTAAAAAAGTTTGGTATTTTTGTTCCATCAGAATTTAAATACTCAACTCTAAACCCAACTAAACCTTGATTTACAAATTTATTTTTATATTCACTAGAAACATTATTTAAATCAATAACAATACCTTTCACATTTGGTAAAGACGATAAAACCCCACAATCTGTAATTACAGTTCTGATCTCGTTAGGTCGTATCATTAAAGTATAAATTCCAAGTTTGTTAAAAGAATCGGCGGGTAGTTTTAAATTATATAAACCACCTAAAATTTCAACGTTACTACCTCCTGTTTCATTATTATTAAAGTATGGTCGTAAAACATCTTGAGCATTTAATGTCGTTAAAACAAAGTTTTGTGTGTCATCTCTTGACTCCGTATATACCATAACAATTTGCACGTCTTCGGGACTTACATCTGCCGGTCTTATAGTTCCATAATTTCCTGTTGCCATATTTTAATTTTTTACCTTTGTTTATAAATATTTAAGTTGATATTTTTTCAACCTTAAAATATTTGTATCCGTATTTTTCTAAGTCGCCAACGTTATCAACTTCTCCTAATCTCATTATATTTTCTAGTGGAGTATTTTTTCCTCTTTCAATATAAACGTCTGTAATTATCTCTCCCTGATCGATTACGTTTAATAATCCCTCATCTTTTGTTATTCCTGTCATCACAATTTCTCCCGGTAAAAACCCATAAGAATCTACAACATAAATTGTATAATCTTCATAGTCGTGATAAATCATGTCGTTAATTGTATATGCGGTATAAGTTCCTGATGGATCAACACCATAAAAAGTTCCAACTCCACCTGTTGTTCCTGTTACCTGAACACCCAATTTAAATTTACCACCAACTAAATTAATTTTAGGTCCAAATTGTGCCAAGTCATTTAAATTAGATTCCGTAAAACCTGTAATTGGAAATGGAACTGTTGTATTATTAAATGAATAATAATCATTAATATTAGTGTTTGAATCTCCCGTAAAAATATAATCATAACTAACAGGTGTTCCAGTCCAACTACCTGACGCCGAAAAGAATGTTATAGATCCCTGTGGGTTTGGTATTGTCACATTTGTGAATGGAGTTAAAATTGGTTTTTGAACCTTTGATATACCCCAAGGCGAATTGGCGGTTAATGTTATTGTATAATTATTTTGTGCTGTCGGGTAAGTGTGAGTTATTGGTGTAATACCTAAAACTACCTGAGTTGGTGATCCATCACCCCAATCTAATGTGAATGTAACCAAACTCAAAAACTTAATAAGTTCTAAATCAGATGTATTATAAAAAACATAAGTATATGGATTAATTGTGTCGGCAGTGGCGATAAAATTATTTAAAACGTCAGCTTGTATTATCATCCCATCAAAAGGAGAATAATATCCGATATCTACCGCAGATTCCGTTATCATTATATTAACAGAAAGTCCCGTTAAAAATGATGTTCCACCTGTGTTTCCACTTAAAATATAAGACATAGGAAGATAAACACCTGTTTGTCCAATGTCAGATAAAGTTTGTGTTGAATTTGTAAGACAACAAGGGTCTATAAAATTTGTAATATCAGTTTCACCAGTAAAACCTACAAAAGTAAGATCACTTTTTACATTTTCAGGTGATATAATAAACTTATAGTCAGTAGATTCCATTATGGGTTTACATATTCGTACCAGATTATCGGTGATATACTATCTCCAACTCTAAGTTGAGTTGAGGTAGAAATCACTTCGTAAGTTTTATTAGGATAATTTAAATCCACCCTATAATAAAGGTAATCGGCATTATTGAATTGAAATTTGTTTGGAGTAATTAAATCTTGTCTTGTGTTAGTCATTTGTTTAAAAATTCCAAGTCTTGCATTAAAAAACTTAGCTGTCATATAAAATTTAGACACATCAATAAAGTTTTTGCTTCTTAACCAATAAATATAAAAACCTTCTTTATCTGCTCCAATACTATCTAAAACCATTGTTGGTTTTTTAATTTGGACTTGTGGTAGAATAGGAGATAATAAAACACTTTGTGTGAGACCTTGTTGTATGGGCAAAATTATTGAAAGATATAGTTGTTGTGTTAGTTCGTCTGGTGTGTCATAAAAATCTAACTTGAAGAATGATTTAGTAAAAGGTTTTGAAAAATAATAAATGTCTTGTACGGAAAATCCTTCATTTAAATAAGTGCTAGACCAATTACCAATTGTATTTGCGGTTATTGGAGCTGTATCATCATAAAAATTAAATTCATAATTTATGTCGGTATTAAAGTTTTGAAAAATATTATTAGAAAATCTAGCAACTTCAAAATCTGCAGCAATTCCGGTAACCTCTTTAATCGCCTTTGTTTCATATTCGGAAATACTATCATCACGACCCATAAAATCCCACTGCATGTTAACAGGAATATTTACAAACTTGTTAATATCATTTTTTACTATTTTAATTCTATTCGCAATCATCAACGATAGGTTCTGGTATTGTATTTATGTTTATTGGGACTGCCCCTGACAAACCATAGTCACTTGGTATGTTGTAAGTTTCTGGTGTAATTCTAAAAATTGAATTTAAAAATGGGTAATGAGCATCATTTAAATAGGGATAATCAACCCCAATTCCATCGGTGTCTATAAAACCATATGGGTATAAGTCTTTCCACCTAAAAAGTGCGTTAGTTGTTGAGTAATAAGAATAGTCAGGAATGCCAACAACATTTAGACTATCACCTTCTTCAATGTAATCAGAAAAAGATCTGATTTGTATTGCTTTGTGTGGTTGGTAAAAATAACCATAAGTATTATAATAATCTTGTGTTGTAGCAGATAAAGTGAACCAACTATTATTGTAGGTTATTTTATGTTGATATTCTGATATAACTCTTTCTAATTGTTCAAAATTATTCCATTCACAAAAATCACCATCTATTGTGTCCCCGCTAACTAAAAAATCGTTATAAAAAAATGGACCGTTACCCAATAAAGAATTATATTGACTTTGATTTATTATTGTGTTTGAGTTTACATTATTTTGATCCCACCAAATCTGAGGTTTATTTTTATCTAAATAGGTGTTAAAATGCCAACCTTGTTTTAATTTTTGTGTCCATCCAAAATAACCCCTCCAAAGTGTTGTAAAATATAATTGACTAATTGGTCTTTTTTGATTATCTAAAAGTGTTTGTGTATTAACATCACAATTAAAAGACAGACTATAAGATCTTGATCCTTCTTTAACTGATGTTCTTTTTATTTGATTAGGAGTTAATTCTTTTATTTCACATTTTTGTTTATTATTATAAACATTTTGTTCATATCCAGCATTTACTAATACCGCACATTCTGAATTTGTTAATATTTTATGTTTTCTAACATAATACTCACTAATAGTATCTGCGGAGTTTGCTGGAATTAAAACCCTTTTAAATGTTCCCTGACTTAGAGTTAAAAATGTTGATCCTGTATATCCAACATTACGAACATTAAAAATATAATTTTCAGATCCTGCTCCTCCGTCCCCTAAACTTGACACTTGGAAAAATGAATTCCCATTATAGTTTGTGGATAGTAATACAAATTCTCCAGCGGACAAACCATGTGTTACCGGACATTTAAAACTAATAAATCTTGTTGTTTGATCCGAACCAAACAATATTACATATGGTATTCCGTCCGATGCTGTCCAATTCCAAGAAATATTTGTATTAGGTTCTATTGCGTATAATTTCTTATTGTATTCATTTGCAAATGCATAACTTAAATAATGTGACCAATTATATGTTGTAGCACTTACTGATTTAAAATCTAAATGTCTTCCATTTCCAATCGTATACCCTGAAACATCATTGTCTGTTCTTATTAAATCAAACTCAGGGTATTGTGGAAATCCATCCCAAGGTATATTTGGATTAATTGGTTGTGGTGGGACTGATGGAACGTTTCCTGAGGGATAGTATGAAGAGGCATTTTTAATTGCATTTGTATAATATAAATTATCCCTAAATGGTGGGTATACGGTTGACCCTGTATATGCGTTTTCAAAAACCATCATAAATTTACAAACAGGTCTAAAAGTAAAAGATAACTGTCTTTCCTCATCAAAAACGGTAGAAAGACTTAAATCAACACTTCTATCAAACTCAATAAGTTCTTTCTGTGTTTGGACTAAAGGAATATTAAGTTGTTGGTCCTGTTTTGGGGCCCCCTTATATCTCTGTGTCGACTCAATTATTCTTGTTGTAGGATTTATTTCCATATTATTCTACTGTGGGGACATAAAGTTTATAAAACCTATTAATGGCTGTTTTTCCATTATTTAATCCAAAGTAGAAGTGGTAAGGAGCTCCTACTACAATAGGTGATGATCCAGGTGCTCCTGTGGCAGGAGCAGGAATGGTGATTGGGAGTGGGTCTCCATTAATATCAAAACTTGCAAGATATCCAACTTGGGTTAAACTTGTTTGATATTTTTCATTAGGGGATATGAAATCCAAATCTTGATATTTTTTCATAAAAAATCCTTGACCTGGTATTGCATCTGTATACCAATTATTATCCTCAGATCCAAAAATGTTTGCGGTTCCGGCATATGTTGTGGGAAGTGTAATTGACCACTTATAATGTGGCACGTTTTGTGACTTTGGATAACCAAATTTTTGTTCTAATAAAGGACTAAAGTTATATGTTTCAATTCCAGGTGACATTATTTTTCTATATCTTATATCAGGTGTACTAGCGGTAAAGAATAACCCCATTATTGGTTTAATATCGTCAGGTTGGATTGAGTTTGGTATTCCGTTTTGATTATCTCCAAAATAAATATATTGGTTACTAGGGATATTTTCGGTGATAAAAGGTAAAACTTTCCATTCTGAATTTATTGATAACATTTGAGACCAATCGCCATCAATTCTGTATCCACCTCTAGTGCTATTAAAGAATTGTACGATTCCCTTACCCTCACTATTATTTCCTCCATTAGAAATTGGTATTATTCTTTGTCTAACACCTTCGTTTAGAATTCTAGATAAAAAACCAAGCTGAACAATATCAGAATTATCTTGATATGAGGTCGATTTAATTTGGTCAGAATAATACGAACCAAAACCATTTTCGCCAGCTGAACAACAAATTTCATTAATAAAACTATCTCTAGGCCCTAAATCAACAACGGTCGTTGGAAACTGTATTTGTTTTTTGTTATATCCTGTTCCTGGAAAATCATTAGCAATACTAGCGGGTATTAATGGTGAAATTGTTGGGGAGTTTTTTCCTATAAAATTTTGTGTCACACCATTCCAAGGTGAAGATCTATAAAAAAATATATTTCTTAACTCATTAAAAACGATCACATCTTTACAGTAGTTATATGTGGGTTCTTGTAATAGACCAAGTGTTGTTCTTTTGTTAAAGCTAAACATATATAATACTCCGTTAATCCAATTGTTTTGGAATGTTTGAGCAAATACTCCTCTACAAGCGGCAAAGTTCATAGTAAACCTAACTTTCCATTCTAAAAATAATCTTGCGTCGTCATCAAATTGGGCTAAGTATGTTTTATTTAATAAACAATAACAACCATTTATCATTCTATTTGCAGGAACAGAACATGACCCTGCAGGTAAAATACCAACATTTGATCCTGAACCACTATAACACTCTAAAGGAACCATACCTTCACAAGTTAATGTTTCTGTCAATCCAAATGTTATTGGGTCTTCATCATATGAATCTCCACTTGGTAAATCGCCACCTGCAGATATTGTAGGTTCTGTCTGAAGACCGGTATCAGCATAAATAGCAAAATTATTATTTTGATGAAGACCATATCCTGTATGAGACTCAACACCATTTTCTATTTTAGTTGATGTTGGTAACCTATCACTTCTCATTACAAGATTAGTGTGTTGGAATTGGACACCTGTTAATCCATATCTATAATAAGCTGGTGAATATAACGCCGAAAGGTTACCCCCAACTGATGGATTGTTAAACCACCCATCACAATTATTATAGTATTCTTTTTCTTGACAATTTTGATCACACCCACCAGGACAATTTGTTGTATTTGTATTAATATTATCAGTTTTAATTATTTTAGTAAATGTAGATTGATTTAAATTCCAAGCTAAAAATGCGCTACCACCAACATAAGCCCCAGCAACTAATGGGGGGAACGTATAATTTGTTCCACTAATTAAATTTGTTAAATTACCACCAACTGTTAGTTGTAATGATGTTTGCCAGTTACTTGGTGGTGGTGATCCTCCAAGCGGACTATAGTTACCAATACCCGATAATAAAGTATCGTCGGTGCATAAATAAAAATAGGGTAAAGTAGATGTAAAAGCACTAAAACTTGGAGCGTCAGGTGTAAATGTAAATGAAGGGAAATATAAGTTAGATACGTTATTAGTAGCACTTACGTGACTAACAGGTTTATCACCTGAAGCAAAAATGGTATAACCCTGTATTGGTTGATTTATATAGTAAGATCCTTCAATACTAACACTATTATTTAACGATGTGTAACCAAATATTTTAGATAAATCATATTTAACCGTTTGTTTTTGGGTAAACGCATCAACACCTCTAACAAAAATACAGACTTCTAAACCTTGATAGTTATTAACCTTTGTTATTACATCACTAATGGTTCCCATAGCAAAGTTAGGTGATGACACAGGACATCCCGGTCTTAAATATCTAATGTCGTATGACAAATACCCACTTGGAAAGTAAGCCGATATAGCTGTTGTATTTTGTAAAGTTAAGAAATTACTTACCGTTAAACCTGTTATAAGTTGAAAATACTCAACATCGGTTGGGTATTGTAGATAAGCTTGTTCCACACTACTATTACCTGAAACTGATAATTGACTAACTTGTGGTAAATTAAGGACTACTTGACTTGATAATGAGTTCGTCTGGGAAGTCGGATCTGCATAATTTATGGTAACAGTTGTTTGACCTGTTAATGTGGTACCAGTAATTGCGTTTGTTCCAAATTGATTTAATGTTGCCCCCGTTAGGTTTATTAATCGATTAGGTGATAGTGGGTCTGTAAAATTTGGGTCTTGGAACGAACATAGATTACCAACACCAATTTGAGATGATGTTCCAGGGTTCATTAAAACAACAACAACTTGGTCTAAAAATGGTGTTGATCCTGAAGTTTGATTAATTGTTGTTTCAATTTGATTTACTTGTCCACCTGAGTTAAAATATTTATTCCTTAGGTTAAAGTCATTTAATCTTTGTGGGAAAGTTGGGTCTATTGGATACGCAAAGTATCTCTCATCAGAATTACTCGCAAACAAACCATCTTTATCTGCGGACCATAGGAATGGTTGTGGAGCATGTAAAAGATATTTTTCATTTTGATATAATCTATTTGGATTGGTTGAAGATAAGACATCATACCCCGAAACTATTCTTCTATAATCTAAAGAAGCCTGAATTGCTAAGTCTTGGTTTATATCTTGATCACCAATTAAAGTTCCCAAACTTTTATATGGCCCTGTTAATGGTGGTGGAAAGCATGGGTATGGTTCATCGTTGTCTGAGTTTTTATTTAAATTAGGGTGTGATAATTCGTAGGATCCAGCAGAGTTAATTGGGGCTATTACTGAATTTGCAGGAATTAATGTCATGTCATAAAAACTTGAAGATCCTCCTTGCGCCGCGGCTGTAATTTCATTCTGAACTGAGTTTGTGTCAAAATCATCATCTAATTCCGCGTTTTTACAATCACAATCACAACTAGTGCAATCAGGATATGCAATCATTGGTAGACCAATTCTTGGGAATCCTTTAACTTTAATCGCCGCAAGTACTGCAAATGCAGTAAATGCTGCGGCTAACGCTATTTTAAACGCCGCAATTGCAATCTGAGCAAAACCCCATAATATTAATCGTATTGTTTCCCCTAAGAATCCAGCATTAACAACAACACCAAGTCCAATACTTAGTATACCAAGTCCGGCGTTTATGGCCGCAGCTCCCGTTTGGAACGCTTGAAGTCCCGACACAACAGCGTCATAGGTTAAATAAATTCCCAATGCAATAAGAACATATTTTAATATAGGCCACATAAATGCGATTAAATGCGCAACAAATAAAAGTGTTAAGATTGGAAATGTTAATATGTTAATCAATATGTTGAATACGAAGAATATAAAATCAAAATTTCTAATTATGTCGTTTACTGGAAACGTGTTAGTATTTGATTTACACGATCTATTGTCAATTTCTTTTATACCTAAGTGTCTCGCTCTTCCTATCCCATTTTTATATCGATCCAAAAACATGGCGGTAGTGTAAACTTTATTATAACCAAAAGCATAAAAAGTATCTTCACAATTAATCGCCTCTGTAACATTTACATAATCATCCCAATCTGTTGTAAACGCATATGATTTATACAATTCAAATAATGGTTGTGGATACTGCGTAAACGATATGTTTTGAACTTGAGTTGAGTCCACTGGGGTTGCAATAATTTGAAATGTGTCTCCGACCAATATTGGTATTGAGTTTAAAGTTCCAATATATGGTTGACCATTAATTAAAATTTGATATGATTCTACGTTTATCGTATTTAAAACGGATAAACCAAAATTAATAAAAAATGGCACCGTTGTTCCTGATGTTTGCCCAATTGGAATTGTGGGATAGTTGTAAACCGATGATTGATTATTTGTAAATGGATCAGTACCGGAAGATGTCCATCCATATTCTTTTACGTTTGGAACCAAAAAGTCTGCCTTTAAAAAACTACTTTGTAGTCCTTGTTCATTTTGCCATCTAAACTTAAACCTATATTTACCTGTTGTTGGAATTCCTTTTTTAGGGTCATTAGATATTATTTGTTGTCCAAATTCGTTTGTAAAAACGTAATCCATATTCATTGGAACATTTAACAAATATGTTCCGTCACCATCAATTACTTTTCCTCCCTCTTCTATTTCATATTTTTCTAATATCGGCAATCCATTATTATCGGAAAATATGGTTTGTCGTATTGCACTTATTTCACCAGGACCAGAAACTAACTCACAAAGATTACCCGTATTGTTTTTTGGTTTACAACCAACCTTTAACGCATCATCATCTGTTGTAGAAATAATAGACCCCATGAATATTGAGGTAGGTTGTATATTAATATTTGCTTGTTTTGTTAAATCAAAATCCACTCTTGTAATACCAATTTGACAAAGATCTGCGTCACCCCAAAATGGTCTAACATCAACATCAAATACTAAATTTTTAATTTGTGGTAATTCTCTTAAATTAGTTGAGGATTTAAATCTGGCACCATTTACTTGCGTTTCTGTCGCTAAACCTTGTTGTATTAAGTCTTGTGGTGAAAGAGAAAAACAACCAATATCAGATAAATCAATATCCATTACTATTGTTTGTGTTCCAACTGGAACCCCAAAAATCATAAAATCACCACTATCATTTGTTGTTACGGTAAATCTATAGTATTTGTTAAAAACCTCAATGTAAGAACCATCCATTAATACATCCCCTTTGTTTGGAAAAGATCCGGTAGATGTGTGTCCGTTATATGATGGCAATTTTGGGAGTAAGTTGTATCTATAACCTTCTTCAGTGGTATCTGAAATAGTTTTAAAAGGATAAAGTTCGTTAATAACAGGATCTAATTCGTCTGTAGGTTCTAAAGGAATAAAAACAGAAACTTTTGCATTTGGTAAACCAAAACCGTTATTTACAAAAACTCTACCCGTAACAATACCGTAATCCGCACAAAATCTTGTATATATATCATTTGATAAAATTTTTAAAGAAAGTATTTCTAAAGATTCCCAATCTTGTTCTAAGTTTACATTGATATACTTATCAATACCAACTTCGGTTCTTATTCTATATGATTTTGGCATTAAAAAATTGTTTTTTTGATAAATAGTTTATTTCCCATTTTCATAGAAACATACACCTTATTAAAAAAAAATAAATCTCTAGGAGAAATTAACTGACGTAAGATTCAATACTCTAATATTTATATCCTTATTAGGATATCTAATTTGATAAATTTGAGTTGGTGTTGCAAATAGAGTATCTGCGGTTGGTCTTATCTGTCGTGTTACAGGGTCTGAATATGGCATAGATGTTTGACTTGATGAATATTGACCACCGACTTGATTAAAAAATAAAATGTCTGAAATGCTAACAATTCCATTTTCTGTTTGAATTAGTCTTTTTAGTTCTGAAGTATTAACATTTTGTCCTAACTCCCTAACTAATGGGTTAAAGAAATTTCCAACAATTTGAATTGTTTTTGCAATTATAGCACCTTGATTTTGACTATTATCTAAAACAACATCAACAGTAACCGCTAAGTCTATTGTTTCTGCCGCCTCAATTGATATATAATCATTTATCATTCTATAATTTGATAAATAGTTAGCCACATTTTGTTTTAAACTGTTTGATATAACATTAGTTAAACTCCCATTTAAATCATAAGACAACATTTTAATTCTTATTTTGTTGTTTTCTTCTGTTATAGCAACTTTTGCCGGAGCTCCAAATTGGGCCGGCATTTTTCTTAAAATAGAATTATAATCATTAACAGTTACAGCTCTGTTTTGTGCCGCAAAATTAAATGAAACCATATTTCTAACATCCTCTATTGTTGGTGGATTAGCTCCTCCAATTGCTGCAGTAACATTATTACACTGTAAACTATTAATAACACTTTTATTAAAAACTTCAGATGGTCCATTAACAGAAAACGAAACCGTTCCAATTTGATTAATAGTATTAATACCAAGATTACTACCTAAACCACCACCGATCCTATATTGAACAAATAGTGTGGTATTAGGTGTTAACGCCGCACCCATGGCGTAGTTATTTGTGTATCTACTTAAGTCAAACCCTTTACCGTCACGAGCAAACTCTTTAAGTTGTTCTTCTGCTGAAATATTTCCTCCACCAAATGTTAACTTACAAAAACTTTCTGACGTATATTCAGATATAAATTTATTTGATGTTGTAATATACGTTCCGACTTTAATACCTGGTTGATCAGACACTTTTGTTGGGTCTTCAATAAAAACTCTGTCTTGAACTAAAGCGTCTACCTCAAACCACCTTTCAGGTCCTAATGTTAAAAAATCTTGTGGATTTGGTATTGTTGAGTATTGAGTTCCTGATTTTAATAAAACACTTGTTATTCCCAAAATAGTTTTTTCAGGTAAGAATAATTCTAAATATGGTTTAACATCATTTGGTGTAATAACTCTTTTAAAAACTTTTGTGATACCATTAACAACGACTTCTCTTTTGACTATCGTGTAATTTAATAACTTCCCACTTGAGTCAAAATTTGGTATTTTAACCCTGTTTGGTGATCCTTCTGCGTTTATTGGTGATGTAAAATCAATATCATAAACAGTTTCAAATGGTTGTCCACCACCATTAACTTGGGATCCTCTTCTTAAAACCCCACAATATCTTAAATCTTCTCTATCTCCAAAAGCCGGAACTGTAATTGAAAAATCAATTAATGCAACAGATGGTCTTTGACCTGGAATTTTTAAACCATAGGTTCTTGCAATATTATATATTGATGTTTTTTGTTGTGCGAACTGAAGAACCGTTTCTTGGATACTCCTATCTATTTGATAATTTAAATTATCTGTTACCGCAGCATTCAAATCCAACATCACCGAAAAAATACCGGCGTCGTTAAAGTTTTGAATTAAATCAGGATAATAAGTTCTTGTAAAATTTATTAATTCCGTTCTTACTCCTTGAAAGTCTCTTACCGTATAGGATATTTTTTTTTCTGCCATATACTATTAAATATTGATTATAATAAAATCTTGTGATTCAAAAGCAGAATCAAGAACTCTATAATCTATTTTAATTTTTGCGGTGTGTTCTAAAGTTGCAATATTTGTGACTTTAAATTCTCTCTCACCATATTGATTAATTGTGGTTCCTTTATCTTCTAAACCGGCCGATGCGGGCTCTACGCTTATATTTGTTATTTGTAAATTTGGCATATACGTCCTAATACTGTCTTGGATTTCTGATTCAATGTCCGAAAATGTTGGTCCGTCTAATGGTTCAAAAATATATTCATATAATCTTGTCCCAAAATTTGGTAAAAAATATCTACTTCCCCTTCTTGTTAATAAAAGATGAACAAGGCTTCCTCTAATCTCTCCTTCAGTTGAGTTTGTAACGTCTAAATACCTTCCTGTAAAAGAATCTACAAAAGGAAAAGAAATACCATAAGTTATACCATTTGACATATCACATATAAATATAACTTAAGTTTTTTTTAAGTAAAAATTATAAAAATATCACAAATTATTTTTTATATATGTTTTACACTTTTGACCTTCAGTTGGTTGTTTATTTTTTGAAACCTCACCATGCCCATAAATTTGACCATAAGAATATCCTAATTTTTTAACTAAGATTAAAGCCGCTTTACATTGAACTTCTAAAACATCGTCATCATCATTTGCAATTATTTCAACACCTTCAGCGGTAGAATTTGACACATCTTTTGGGGCTTGTCTTCCAATTGCTTTAATATGTGCTCCTCGACCCTTTAAAGGTAAGGTTTGAAATATTTTTCCTTCTCGATCTATAACCCATTGAATTCCTAACCCTCTATTGTTTAAAATATTTACAATATCTTCTTGTTTTTTACCACCAGCCGTGTGGTGTATTATAAAATATTTTGCACCAATTTTTTCATTTTTTCTTTTATATGTTGAACTTGATGAAACATCATTAATTTGTGACAAATCAACTGTAGATTTATTATCTTCTATATTATTATCAACATTATCTATTTTGGAATTTTTATTAAACTTATCGGGAGTTATTCCAGAAATTAAAGATTCATGAGCTTTTTTTGTTAAGTCACCATATTTACCATCTACACCATTTTTTTCTGGTCCATAACTTCCAATATCATAATTTTTATCAATAAGTATTTTTTGTAATTTAACAACATCGTCATCATGATTATTTGAAATTTCAAATTCTTTATTAACAATCTGGTCTTCTTCAGATTCACTAATTAAATTAATAACCCCCATTAATTCTTTTATCCTATTAAGGTTTTCTTGTAGATTCATAACAATTAGTTTATTATATAAATATACCAAAAAAAAAATCCCAACTTAATGTTGAGATTTTAATGATTTATTTCCCTTTTGGTAAAGAGGTTCGTAAGGACAATGTAAACATCTACTACCACAACAACTTCCTCTCTTAATGTGATAAGATTCTGTCATTACTATATTACCGTCTTTATCCTTATAAAAGTCAGGTTCAGGAGATTTTTTTGTTGTCTCCTGAACATATAACTGTTGTATCCAATCTTTAGATGCTCTTACTGTCATTTTAATTTTATTATACTATTTCACATGCTCCACCAGCACAAGCGGCTTCACCTCTAAGGTCTGTATTATCTTGTAACTCAATAACTTTTGTAAGATCAACATCTGACAATGTTTTAACTAATCTTTCAAAATCTTCTTTCGTACAATCTTCAAAAGGAGCTTGAGTATAAGTTCCTCCGTTATATGGTAATACCGATAGTCCGTTATAGAAATCTCTATTATTCCACATCCAATCACCAACTAAATCCCATTCATCCTCTTTAACTGAAATTGTTGCGGATACGTTATGACTATTTTGTCCGTTTCTATGACCCGGTTTAATCCATTCTTGAGATACCTTTTTAACTCGTTCTAACATTTGAAAAACAGATTCGTGTCTAATGATAGATCCTTCTGGCGCTCTTTGTGGAATAGCGATTACCGCAGTGTCGTGAGGACGGAAAAACTCATCTTCAA